TCACCACTAAACAAATGACACTCACAACTCCCAACATTTCACTTCTCAGACTCAAAGAACGTGTGCAGAGTTTGATAGATCAACAGGGTGAAGATGCTCCTGTGTGTGCATTTATCTTCACAAATGAGGATGTATTTGTGATGGATAAAGATGGCAATCCTGATCCTGTTCAACGTGAGATTGCAGAAACTGTATTATGTAATCTTGATGAGTACGATCACATTTATACTGAAATCTTTAATGTTATTGAACAAGAACTTGCTGAAATCCAATGATTATCAAAGGAAACAATCCTGCACCTTTTAAGGTCAACAAAGGAATGAAAGGTTACAATGTTTGGGTATATAAAAACAGCACAATACCCTCTGATGGTATCATTCGCCATCACTACAAATCATTAACAATCAAGGGCAAGTATCACTCACGTAGAGATGCAACTGAAGTCGCATGGGATTATATTGAGAATAACTCTTATGCTCATGTTCACTAACTCTGGGTCCTTTAAAGTGCCTCTATAGTATAACCACTCTAAACCAACCAACCAAAATGAGAAAAATCGAATCCCTGATGAATGATGCCATCACCAACTCCACTCACTTCAAGTCTGCTAATACTGAAGTTCAGACAATGAATGGAGTTTCTTATGTTTACCTTCATGGCAATAAGATTGCTGAGGTAGGTAACACATTCATCCGTTTGTTTGATGGTGGAGAGCAAACCAAGACCACCAAATCAAGGATCAATGCAATACTTTCTGCACACGGATTACCTGGTGAAAAAGTATTCGCAAAGAACTATACTTGGTTCGTAAATCTCATGACCTCTGGAGGACTTACACCAGTTCCATTCTTCTCATCGATGAGACTTGCATGAGTTCATTGATACTTACGAAAGGTATCAACAACTCTGGGTCCTTTAAAGTGCCTCTATAGTATGACCACAAACTCAAACCAAAACAAAATGACAACCAACCGCTACAGCATGATGGATGCTTTCACTGCCGAAGAGTTCAGTGTACTTTATGACCTCGTTATGTTTCACGATGAATGCCCAGAGTTTATGGATGAAACTGTTTACGACAAAGTGTTAGAAAAGGTTTCAGATGTAATGACTGAATTTAACAACTCAAACAAAATAAAATGACATCTGAAACACTGCACAACGTTCTATTAACAGAGAATGAGATATCAGTAATTCTCTATTACTTGGAAGAGGTTGCTAATAGGTCAAAGGAAGAGTATGATCCTGAGATTGATACTATCTTTGACAAGTTACAATCAGTAGGTTACTCCTACAGTTAGCATCATATAAGAGGAAGGAGTTCGCCTCATCACAACAAACTAAAGTGACTCTGTAAAGTATAGATAATTTTCTAAATGTAAGTGTGGGGTCCCCTATGGGGGTTGGTTAATAAGAGGGGACTGGTAATCCTCTCTCTTTTTTTATGTTTTTTGATACGAATTAGCATCGAAATAATGATAATATGAATTCAAATCAATTAAAAAAGGTATTATTAATCATTATTGCGTGTTTGTGTCGATTAGGATAAGTATTCATATTGTATGTTTGTGATGTTCTTATATGTTGATGAATGTATGATACTTTGATGAATATATGATACTTTTAGATGCCTTATAAATGTTCAGAATCCTTGTGATCTTTGCGAGCATTCTATCACAAACTCCCAGGAATGTCAACCCCCCGAATATTTCCCCCCACCAGGATTACAAAATCTCACAGATACTCTGAAAAACACACATAGTTCTTATAAATACCCCCAAGGTACTTGACAATGACTGCCAAGCATCTTATACTGTACACATACATCAATGGAGCACTATTATGTCGGTTGCGTATTCCCAGGCACAGAAGCAAAAGTATAGAGTGACACTGGAACTTGATGTTCTGAATGACTTTGACCCACACAATATGGATTGGGCAAAAGTATTTAAGTTAGAACCAGCAGAACACTGTGAGGCATATGTAGAGGATCTAAGTACTCCCGACAGTTGGTAGTTTGTATAAATAGAAACATGGAATTACAGTTTAAACTTAACACTTAGTTCTTATACAGTTCTTTCCCATAGAAGCACAACAGACAGTTCACCTGGTGAGATAAGTCTTCTAACAGTGGATATAAAGAACTCCCTGTATTTTAAGTGTTAGGTTGATACTTAGGTTCTTATAATAGAATATCAACGAACCGAATAAAATCAATGCATTCCGATGTTAGTTTCTTGTGTCTTCAGAAACTAACAGATATCGGGAGATTTTTTAGTATCTATAATTCTGGGTCCTTTAAAGTGCCTCTATAGTGTAAGCACTCGACCAACCAAGATGACCTCTGCCACTTATCAACTCAATGCTCTTGATATCTCTTATAATGGTTGGAATAACTATGAGACCTGGAATGTGGCACTGTGGATAAACAATGAAGAAGGTTTGTATCACTTAGCACAAGACTGTGGTGATTACGAAACCCTTGTAAAGTGTCTCTATGATGAGTATGGAGTGACTGAAACAAATGACGGTGTTAAGTATAACGATCCTAAGGTGAATGTGGTACAACTTAACTCTGAAGTGTTCGACTTCTAAGTAATAAACAGTCCTGAGTTATGACTCTAAACTAACTCCGTGAATTGGGGCACAATCACGTTAATCATGCCCAGGTAGATAAGTAATGCGATCTACCGTGAATAGCAGTGATACACGTCACAACTCTGCTAAACAGTTCCTTACTCTTTTCATCATGTCTTTTGTTACATCTGAGGTTCTCACTTTTACTGCTGAAGATCTAGAACCCCATCGTCTTTTTTGTGATCGTCTTCTTCAATATATGGCAGAAGGTAACAAAGAACAGGCAACAGTTTGTATTAACTTCCTTCGTAAAGAAGTGGAGGTAATGAATACAAATCTGCGGTAGAATAACACTTAAGAGGAATGAGATGCGCCTCTTTAAAGACACTCACCGTTCACACACAAACTCTCTCTTTCTTTTTTGATTATGTCTAAGTCTGTAATCCTTTCACTGTTGGCACAAGGTAACACTGCCACTGAAATCTTGACGATTCTTGATATGCTTGTGGAGAGCATTGTTGAGGAGAATATTGATGACGTTGCTGGTTACTATGCGGCATTGTAGATAACAACTGTGTGCCCCTATGTGCTTGACACTGTGGGGCAGCAGTGTTATACTTAGTGATGGGGACAGTGTTTATGCGGCGTTGGTTGGGCGTTGATGGGGGCGTTGCGTATATAAAAACGCACCACTACCCTAACCTACACTGTATATCTTTTTCGACCTATGTATCACTCTCATATAAAAAATTCTCCCAGAAATGAGAACACATAAAACCAATTTCAGAAGAAGATCGCCATACTGGAACTTCTTTAGAGTAGTTCTTGCAGGATGGATGATTAGGTATCCAAAACAAACAGTCTTTATACCTCTTGGACTTTTATTAGTTCTTATATATAATGCTGTTGTGAAATAAATCATGACAAAAAAATCCTCCCAGTAAAAATAATGTATAACACTGAAAAAATATACCACATATATGCAAAGGATAAATGTTTATTTCACTCAATTAAAGAAGAAGAATTTCATACTACATGGAACACTATAAAAGGTATGGTTGGCATTATCAAAACTGACTATAGCATTCAAGATTTATCATACGAAGAACTTTCTTTAAATAAAGAAATCATCTTAAGTTCTTCACACTAATATTCCATATTGACAATAACTATATAAACTGTTAAAATTGAAATGAAGGTTGACTAAATTTTTATGGCAAAAGGATTCACTGTAAAAGCATCAGCACCAAGAGCATCTACACCAACAGAAGATTGGGACTATGGTGCAATTAAAGAAAGAATGAAAGGAAAGAGCATTGTATTCTGTCTTCCAGGACGTGGATGCTCTTTTATATTTCTCAAGGCATTTGTACAACTTTGTTTTGATATTGTACAAAATGGAATGAGTATTCAAATCTCACAAGATTACTCATCAATGGTAAACTTTGCACGTTGTAAATGTTTAGGTGCAAATGTATTACGAGGTCCTAAGCAACTTCCTTGGGATGGTAAACTACAATATGACTATCAACTATGGATTGACTCGGATATTGTCTTTGATACTAATAAGTTTTGGCAACTTTGTGATATGGCACTCAATGCCGAAGGTGAAGAAAAAGAAATCGTTGGTGGTTGGTATGCCACAGAAGATGGACACACAACATCTGTTGCACATTGGTTAGAAGAAGATGACTTCCGCAAGAATGGTGGAGTCATGAATCATGAAACTGTTGATAGCATTTCAAAGCGTCGTAAGCCCTTTACTGTTGATTATACAGGATTTGGTTGGGTACTGATTAAGAAAGGAGTATTTGAAAATCTTGAATATCCTTGGTTCGCACCTAAGATGCAAGTCTTCGAATCTGGTGCGGTTCAAGACATGTGCGGTGAGGATGTCTCATTCTGTCTCGATGCAATTGAAAAGGGATTCGATATTTGGTGCGATCCTCGCATTCGTGTCGGACATGAAAAGACTCGTATTATTTAATATAGGAGAAATATATGGCAAATCGTAGATCTCTGAACGGTACAGCAGGTGTTGAGTCTCATCCCAAGAATACTCGACAGGGAAATGGAAAGCACACAAAATATACTGCAACCAGCAGAAACAACGCACGAAAACCTCGTAGAGGGCAGGGCAAATAATCTTTCAGGGCATCTCGTTATGAGGTGCCTTTTTATTGCTTGTGTGCCCTTATAGATACTTATGAGAGGCGCTCTCGTCTCTCGCGGGAAGTTTGAATTAAACCATAAGAATGTAGAGGGTAAAAATGAATCGTGAAGATGTTAAAAAACTAATTTATGAACAACAAACTAAACTTGCACCAAGTAAAATACCCGGCGCAGGTGTGGGAGTATTTGCAATTGTTAAAATATCAAAAGACACTCAAATCAAAGGTTGTAAATCGTTTAAGAAATATGCTAATCTAAAAAGTGGGGAAGACTAGGAGATACTGATGAATACTTTTGGCAAACTCCTGAAGAAAAAGTTTGTAATCAATAATAAACAAAAATAAATAGTTTTTAGTTAGATTAGGGATAGCAACCCCGAAAAAAGTTCTGATTTAACCAATCAGGAGCAAAAAAATGGGACAACCCTCGGATAGAAACAAGGATTACATGAAAGAAGTGTGGGGAACTACAAAATTAATCACAGATTACACGGTAAAACCACCAAAAATGCTTCGTGAGATTGCAAATGACGATTTAACACCAAAAAAACATGATTTTGTGACTCAAAACGAAATTCATGAGAAAATTCGCAACGATGATGACTATGATGATTGGGAATATGGAGCAGAACCATTATATGAGTCAAAAAACTATAATAAATAAGATAGATTTAGAGTATTAAATGCCTTTAGAAAGGATAAGTCAAGGTTTTAAAGACATTAGCATGTCTTTTCAGGTTAATCCCCTGAATCTAGACTTAATTGCTCTAAAAAATGAAACTGCGATTGCTCGTTCAGTTCGTAATATTGTATTTACTCTTCCAGGAGAGAAATTCTTTGATTCAAATTTTGGATCTCGAATTTCAAACTCTCTTTTTGAAAATGTAGATGAAATTTCTGCATCAATCATTC